CGCTGTCCGGGGGGCCCCGCCGGCCCGGGAGGGCCAGCAGGGCCAGGTGAACCGGCGCCACCGCTCGGCTTCGCGGAGGTCCCCGCGGCCGAGGCTTCAAGCATTGCCTGAATGCCAGCGGGAGTCAGGTCGCTGGTGGTCTGCACCGAGCCGCCGTCGCTGACAGCGCCGGAGGCGGACCAGTCGCTCCAGCCCTCATCGTCCCAGGTGATGGAGTAGGTGCCTCGCCCGGGGGTCTCACGAAGAGCTACATCGGGGAGGTTCGTAACGTCAACGCCGCCCGCGGCGGGCAGGACAGGAGAGACCTGAACCCAGCCCGCCGCAGGCGAGATGAAAGTGATCGATCGTGTGGCCATGGCCCCAGTCTAGGCCACCCGGCGCACCATGACGTCGTGGACCACGAAGCCGTTGGCCGGCGCCTCGATCCAGGGCGCCCACAGCGACGTCGCGTTCCCGTCCGCGCGGGGCGTCACCGTCAGCTTCGCCGTCACCCGGTCGCCGGCCTTCAGCGTCCAGTCCGCGAGCTTGGCTCCCTGATCCAGCTTGGTGACGCCGAACTCCTCAAACGTGCGGCTGTTGTACACGTACGACGTCATCTCCGGCTCGCCGAAGTTGCCGTGCCACGAGTATGTGAGCGTGATCTCCCACTGGCCGTCGGAGGGCTTCATCTGGTCCACCTTCGGGACGATGGTGCCCCCGACGCCGGGCAGGTGGTAGCCGTCAGGCTCGGCCGTGACATTGAGCAGCGACCACTCGTTCAGCGGGGGGAACTCCCGGTCCGAGGAGGACAGCGGCTTGTCCGTGCGGAAGATCAGGGCGCCGCGGGGCGTCTCGGGCGGAACGGGAGCCCCGACGTCGAGGCGCACGATGCGAGGCTGCCGGGTCAGGTCCACCACCGCGGCGTGCGTGGCGGCGATGTCCTTGGCGACCCCCTCCGCCGTCGCCGCCGTTGACTCAGCCTTGGCTCGGGTGGCCCGGATGGAGTCGGCAATCGCGGCCGTCTGGGACGCCTTGGTGAAGCCCTTCAGCGTCTCGTCGAGCTCGGTCCTCCGCACCAGGCCGCTGAGGTCCGGTGCAGCCGGGAGTTCCTCCCTGCGGACATAGCCGCTAAGGTCCGGTGCAGCCGGGAGTTCCTCCTTGCGGACGTAGCCACTCAGGTCCACGGGCTTCTGCGGGGCCAGGGCGGGCGAGGCACCGCCGATGTTGATCGTGATCTGCGAAGGTACAGAAGCGCCGCCCACCTCGATGGCGGACGGCGCTTCAGGTGTCTTGTCTGTATCAGCCATACAGACAAGGCTACCGGGTCACCAGAGCTTGCCGGTCCCCGACGTGGAGTTGTTCAGCGCGCGCTGGAGCGCCCCGATCGTGGCTGTTCCGGGCTCGCCGTCAACCCAGTCTGCGAAGTCCCAGCCGGCGGGCAGGTACTCCTTGTGCCAGGCGATCACGAGGTACTGGAACGTCCGCCAGGTGTTCGGCCCCAGGATGCCATCGGTCTCCAGCGCCGGGGCGTCGTTCAACGCGATCTGAGTGTCCGCCGGCACGGCCGAGTTGAGGAACGCCTGGAACCGCTCGATGGCGGGAGAGCCGTCCTCGTCGAGCACGCCGTCGATGGTGGTGCCCATGACCTGCTGAAGCCGGCCGATGGTCGCCATGCCGAAGACACCGGTGCACCGGAGCTCACCCTGGCCGTCGGACTTGTTCCACTTGCCCGTGTAGGGGTTCACGTCCTTCACCGGCGCAGGGGACTGCGCGGCCGCGAAGCCCGAGCCGTTGGACAGCTCAGACAGGTGCGAGTACCAACGGCCGGGGCAGTCAGTGCTCATCCAGTCCCGGTGGCCCACAATGGGCAAGGGGCCGTGCTCGGCACGGATCGCCTGGATCAGACCGATCACGGTCGCCACGTCGCCGTCGGTCATCTCCGGCCGGCACTCGATGCCGATGGAGCGGGGGTTGCCGCCGGGGCCTGCGTGCCACGCGCGGTCGTAGTCATGCACCAGCTGAGTCACGCGGCCGGCTGAGGCGACGTAGTGAGCGCTGGAGTTGCCGTCCTCACGGCAGAGGTAGTTCACCACGTTCTGGTGAGACTGCCCATCGACACCCCAGTGGTGGATCGTGATGGAGTCAACGTCGCCGTAGGGGCGGCCGCTGGAGTAGTTCGGGGACCACTGGACATCAGTAACAGCAGCATTGGTCATGGTTCCTCCTGTCAGTAGGTACTACAAGCATATCGGTCAGTAGTGGCTCTTCATCTGGTAGACGTCGCCGAACGGGTCGAGCCACAGCGACTCACCGGGCGTGCCCTCGTCAGGCGGGTACTGCCCGCCCCACATCGCCCCTGCGAGCCTCTCCTGTGCTTCTCGGATCGCTCGGAGGTCCTTGTCGATGGCGGCCTTGGCGCCGTCGATGAGCTGTTGTGAGCCGGTGAGCTTCTTCACCAGCGCCTCGGTGTCAATCGCCGAAGCCACGGTGTGCGGGAACGGCCGTGACCAGGGCCCGGGCTTACCGTCCTGCGCGAGCAGGCGCACCCGGAAGTTGTACTTCTCCCCCGGGTCCAGCGCCGCCTGAGCCTCCGTGACGCTCTTGTCATAGATGCTGCCCGTCGCCGTCCAGCCATTGGGTGGCTCAGTCGTGTTGGCTAGGTGGATCGACACCTGCCAGCGGTTCGCCCACCACGGGGCCGGCTGGCGATTCGCCGTCGTCCCATTGAAGCGGATCGTGACGACGCCCATCTGAGACAGGACAACCGGCCTGGATGCCTCCGGCGTCGGGGGCTGAGTCCACTCCAGCCGGAGCATCTGCCCGGACTCGTCCCAGTCGCTCGGGATGCGCTTGTCCGTGCGAGCCTGAACCCAGAACAGGTACCGTACGCCGAGCTCGGCGCTCCCCCAGGCAACCTTATTCGCCGTGGTGACGAGCTGAGTCTCCTCGAGCCACTCCTTGGTCCCGTTCACCTCGAAGTTGCGGACGCGGGCAATGCGCACGCGGTACTCGACGATCTTGTCCTTCAGCTCGACCCCATTGACGTCGAGCTTCGGCGCGGGCCATGCCATCTCCACCAGGGTCTCGAGCCCGGACCCGGTGTCCGTGACCGTGCCCTTCACCTCCAGCGTGTTGGACCGGATCACGGCCGGTGTCTGCGCGACCTTGGCCTGAGACGACCGGGATCGGACAGGCTCCGCCGTTGACGCCGCTGCCGTTCCCGTGGAGAGCTTCGACGCTGCGACCTCCTGGGCGAGCCGCGTCTGCGCGTTAGCGATCATGGTCCCGAAGATCGTCGAGCCAGAGCACCGGCCCTCCGAATAGTCAACCTGAATCTGGCTGACACGGAGCCACTGGTCCCGACCCGCGGCGTGCTCGACCCAGAACCAATCCCCGACGTTGTAGTCCACCCAGGGCAGGAAGCACCCGGGCTGGTCCGCCTGCCAGTCCCTGACGATCTCCTCCTTGGGGCGGGACCTCTCCAGCAGCGCCTCCTGCGCGGCCGCCTGGGCGTCGCTCTGAGTCTCTACCCAGTTGGCCTCCAGGGAAATCTCCCGCCCCTCGCGGGGGTCGAAGTTGGGGTCCGTCGGCACCGGCACCTTGTACCGGACGCCATCCTTCCCGAGGACGTGGACTGTGGTGGCAATGTCTGCCCACGACAAGGAGTTGGTTCCCCCGCTGGTTCGCCCAGCCGGCCAGCGCTTCGGGTGCAGTGACTCCAGCGGCTTGTTGACCGGAGGCACCAGGACGAGCTGACGGCCCTCCCATCGGGGCTGGATCGCCCCGATCTTCTGGAAGCTCTCGAGCAGGGACCAGAGTGTGGAGGTCCACTTCACCTCCATGCCCTTGACTGATGGGTACTTGGTCCAGGAATTCCCGTTGGCGTCCGCCGCGGGGGCACCCTTGATCGTCAGGCCGCGCCCCCACCCTCGATCCTGGGCCTTCAACCAGGTCTGGATAACCAGGTCCGCAGGGACGTCCGTGGTCGAGTTCCCCTGCGCGGGCTTGTTCACGTCCTTGCGCAGCCTGAAGTTCTCCTCCCACACGAGGGCTTGCTTCAGCCGGGCGCTGATGTGTACGCAGTCGATCGTGCGGGACTTCGTGCCGTCGGACAGGAGGTTCCACGTGGCCTTGCGGATGAGGAACCGCCCGCCGGCGGGCTCGGACCAGGTTCGCCCCCCGTCGAAGGTCACCTCGACGGCGACCTCGTTCTCCTCCTCCAGTGCCGGGTTCGGTTCCTCAGTGTGGGTGAGCTTCAGCGTCGGAACCCCTGAGATGGAGGTGGTCAGGCTGATCTTCGTCGCGTGGTGCAGCACCCCGATGCGGTCCCCGCCGTAGGCGCCGTAGGCGACGGCGCGCAGCATCATCTTCGGCCTTCCGGTGCTCACCATCAGTATGCCCCCTTCCACCACAGGATCGCGGAACCGCCGTTGACCTCAATGACCCCGTCGCCGTTGTCGCGCTGCATGAGCCTGAACCCACCCGGTGAGATCGACAGCGTGGGGATGGCGCGCTGATACACCGGCATGCTGGCGGGGTCATCTACTCCGGCGTTCAGTTCCCGCCCAATGGGCACGGAGCGCACGCCCCAGTTCTCGGTGTCGATGACGATCCACTGCTGACTCGGCACGCGGCCAACGCTCAGGACCGACCCACCAATGGTGTCCCTAACTTCGACGGCGCCGCCGTCGGTGTCGGCCTTGACCGCGATGTGGGTGGCGATGGCATCTCTGCCAGAGATGATCGGGAAGGACTTGCGGCCGTTCGTCACCATATCGACGCGCTCGGTGCTCTTTCTGCGCCACTCGCCGTTGACGGCCTCGAGGGTGAAGGAGACCAGCAGGTCGCCGTCGATGCCCTTGGGCTTTGCAGACACCGAGCTCGACACGCGCACCAGCGTCTCAAGCTCTTCACCGTCGCGTCGGGTCCAGCCCATGGTGTACAGCGACCGAGCGCCCGTGATGCGGCGCAGGGTCCGCAGCCCGACGGCCTGGTGCGCGCCGAGGATGAGCAGCTCCAGCTTCACCGTGGAGACGCCGGCCGCCATCGGGGCGAGCGCGAGCACCCCGTCATAGCGGGGCACCTTGACGCTGGGAGAGACCATCGCACCCCACTGTGGGAGCTCGGTCTTCTCCGTGAGTCGCCAGCGTCCCGCCGGATCATCCATCGGGACGCCATCAATTGAGTACGTGTCGTTGGGCATGACCCCAGTCTATTAGGACAGGGCCAGGGCGATGCCCTGCGCGACGTCGTTCCTTGTCTTCCAGTCCTCCTGCTTCTGCGGGTAGTTGTTCGTGATGTTGATCGTGGGGGCGACGCCCCCGGGTGCCACCGCACCTAGCTCGACGTCAGGGTTGAAGCCTCGACTGACCTTCCAGGCCGTGCGCGCGGCCGGGTCCTCGAACCCGACTTTGACCCCGTTGGTGATGTCGCGCATCGTCCGCTCCAGCTCGGGCATGGCGCCCTTCAGACCGGTCTGAAGACCATCCATGATCCAGCCACCGGCCGGGACCAGCAGTCTGAGGTCGTAGGCCCGCGGGCCCTTGTGCTCGGCGATCCAGTCACCGATGCCACCAACCCAGCTCTGAACGTCGGTGAAGGCGGACTTCAGCCCGTTCAGGAACCCATTGATGATGTTCTTTCCAGCGTTGACCAGCCAGTTCCCGGCGTTGCTGAACATGTTGATGATGTTCTGTGGGAGCTGGCGGAACCAGTCGAGCATGCTGGAGCCGATCTCCTTGACCCCGTTCCACATCCCGGTCATGGCGCTGGTAACGAGGCTCTTGATCCCGTTCCACGCCGAGTTCCACAGCCCCGGGATCGAGTTCCACAGGTTGGAGACGAAGTTGACGAGGCTGGACCCGATACTGCTGGCCGTGCTCAAGAGCCCATGCCAGGCGTTGGAGAAGAACGATGTGATGCCGTTCCAGATGGAGTTCCACACGCCGGGGATGGCGTTCCACATGCTCACCGCGAAGTTGACGACAGCAGACCCAATGGTCTTGGCAGTGTTGAGGAGGCCGTTCCAGACGTTGGAGAAAAACGTCGTAATGCCGTTCCATACCGCGGCCCAAATCGCCGGCAGGTCGTTCCACAGCTCGGTGAGGAACTTCCACGCGATTTGCGGAATACCGATGAGGATGAACAGCAGTCCCACGAGGGCGCCATAGAGGATAGCCTTGATGGCCTCCCAGGACGCGGCCCAGGTCTGTCCGAGCAGGTCCCAAAGCGTCCCAAGGCCGTTCATAATCATGTCGGGGATGCCGGTGATGAACGTGACGAACCCCTCCCACATCTGGGAGAAGAAACCAGAGATGGTGTCCCACGCCCCGGACAGGAAGTTCATGATCGCCTCGGGGATGCCGGCGACGAACGTCGTGACGCTCTCCCACAGGCCGGAGAAGAAGCCCTTGATCCACCCCCACGCGGCGTCCCACGCGGCCACGATGGCGTCCCAGGCCCCGACCAGCACGGGCCATACGGAGTCCCAGTTGGCGATTAGCAGGACGATGGCGGCGATGATCGCCCCGATGCCGATGATGATCCAGGTGATCGGGGACGCCAGCAGGGCGCTGTTCATCACCCACTGCGCGGCGGCCGCGACGAAGATCGCCGCGGACAGGACACCCAGGGCAATGGCGATCCCCTTGATGAGCTCGGGGTTCTCATGCGCCCAGGCGATGAACGCCTCCATCTTGGGCGTCAGCCAGTCGAGCGCCTTCGCCACGCCATCGAACACGGTCGCGGCAAGCGGCTGTAGCGCGAGCTTGACCTTGTTCACAGCGATCTGGAACTTCTCGGGGCCGTCGGCAGTGTCCGCCTGGACGCCGAGGATGGTGTCACCCGTGGCGCCGATGGACTCTCGGAGAGTGTTCAGGTCGAACGCCCCGGACTTCAGCGCCTCAAGGAACTGGGGTGCGCCCTTGGTGCCGAAAATCTTGCCGGCCTGAGTGAGCGCCGCGGCCTCGTCACCTGACTTGACCAGGTTGTCGATCTCCCCAATGACGCGGTTGAAGGCGTCCTTGGGCGCCTCGCCGTCCTTAGCCAGCGAGACCATGCCCTTCCCCATGGCCTGGATGGTGGCCGTTGAGTTGAGCCCTGCCTTGTCGAGACGACCGACCAGAGTGGCGACATCCTCGATGTCGAAGCCGAGGTTGCCGAGCGTGGGTGCAGCCTTCGCAGACGACTCGGCCAGCGTATTCATCGACACGCCGGTGGCCTGGCTGATACGGAACAGCTCATCCATCACCTCAGACGTCTCCGTGGCCGGGATGGCGAAGGCGGACATCGCAGAGGAGAGCTTGTTGATGTCGAGCTTCTCGCCGAAGAGGTCACCAGCTGCGATGACCTGCGAGGCTACTGTCTCAAGCTCATCACCAGTCAAGCCCAGTCGAGTGTTCAGGTCCGCGACCGTCTGGCCTGCATCCTCGAAGGATGTCGGTACCGTCGTAGCGACCTTCTGGGCGCTCTTCTCCAGACTCTCCAGCGCCTCCCCCGTGGCTCCGGTGCCCGCTCGAATGGTGTCAGACATCCCGTCGAACTCGGCCCCGATGTCGTACAGGGCCTTGCCCACGCCAACGGCGGCGGCGCCAAGCGCAGCAGCAATCAACGTGGGGTTGATCGACGCCTTCAGGTTCTCCCCGAATAGCCCACCGAACTTGGTTCCGCCGTCGGCGCCGCCTGCCCCGATGGCCTCGCCGGCGGCCTTGCCCGCCTCGGACCCTGCACCGGCGGCGGCCGGGAGGACGATGTCTGCGATCTGCTTCTCCGCGCCAGGCGCGGCGGCGATGAGCTCGTAATACGCAGTTGCGAGCTTAGGCCCGTCAGCCATCGATGTCCTCCGGTAGGTTCAGGATGCGTCGCATCTCGTCAATCGAGGTGCCCTCGCCATACGGCGTTGCACTGTCCGTGTCGTTCTCAGGCGGGCGGATCAGGTTGGTCACCGGCATGTACTCAGGCGGGTCCACGCGCTTGTCGCCGGCGGTCTGCCAGGACAGGACGCGCAGCAGGTGCACGATGAGCGACTGCATGTGCTCATTCGGGGACCACGACCCTCGGGCCACGGCCAGGCATGAGCCCATCGGGGGGCTGACGAGATATGCCTTGAGGTCCTGCCAGGAGAGGCGGCCGCTCCACACGTCGTCGAGTGGCCGCCCCATCCCAAGCAAGTCAGACCTCACCGCGTTCTCGTAGCGGTAGGCCTCCGTCAGGAGGCCGAGGATTCCCCCACAGAGGTACCGGATGCCTCTCCCCAAGCGGTGATGATCGCCTCGAGCTGGTCGCTGGAAACGACGTCGGTCAGGCCGGGGCAGCAGTCCTCAATGATCTCGAACTGGATCGCCTCGGCCTCGAGGCGGGCGAGCGCCTGAGCGTCCTCAGAGGAGTTCTCGTCCTTCAGGCGGCGAGAGACCTCAGAGAGGCGGCGGCGGTATGACGCCTTGATGTGCTTCAAGAGCGGCATCGACCGGTCCTCCTTCTCGCCGGGGAGGCGGAAGATGAAGCGGTTCTCAGCCTTGTCAGCCTTGGCTCCCGGGACGAGGAAGGCGCCGGCGGCGGGCTTGGTCATTGTGTGGTCCTCTCGGTTGGTGTTTGGGTGTGTCAGTTCTTGACCCAGAACTCGCGGTAGAAGCAGCCATCCACCGGGAACAGGTCGAGCTTCAGGGTATTGGACATGATGTCCTTGCCGTTCATCTCCACGTCACCGTCGATGACGGCCTGCGCGTCGTCGTAGACGATGGTGCCCTTGGCAACGTCGGTGTTGACGACGACCACGATGCCGCGGTGAGGCGGAATCTCGTTGAGCTTGCCCTTGATGGTGATGTTCTTGCCGTTCTTCTCGACGTTGGCATCGCCGTAGACGAGCTTGTGGCCGGTGATGTTCAGGTACTCGGCGACCGGAATCTCGACTGTCGCCTCGGCACCCTCACGAGTGGACAAAATGACGTCGCCACCCCACGCCTTCACCTTCGAGGTGGAGTTGGAGATGGAGCGCTTCGGGCCAGCATCCGTCAGGTAGCCGATGGCCTCCAGCGTCACCCCGGTCGGGGCGTTCGAGAGGTCAATGTGGGCGGTGATCTTCTTGGCGTCCTCGGTGGTGCACACGAACACACCGCCGATGACGGACATCGGCTTAGGTGCAATGACGTTCGAGGCATCGCTCTTGCCGTTGACGGGCATTCAGTCCTCCTTGTAATGCGGGGTCCCCGCACCTCGGGCGGGCTTGGCTCTAGTCTACGTCGAGGCGCTCAGACTCCGTGGTGACCTCAGCCTGAACCGAGTACCGGTGCAGGTGCGGATAGTCCGGGTGCGGGTTGTCGTAGGGCCCGCTCTGCACGCGCCCCGAGTGCCACTCCTGCCGATCAAGAGCCACGACGGCGGCGGCGGCGGCGGCCAACCGCTGAGCCGACGGGCCATCCTTGGCGTAGCAGTGCATAAGCACCGTTGCCGCGGACGACACCATGGTCTTCGGGTAGCCGCCGGCGACGTACACGTGGATCGTGTTCCCCGCGCCCGGGTCCTTAGCCAGGATCGATGAAACCTTGACCGTGGTGCCCATAACCTTCGCGCACTCGCTTCGGAGCGCGGCGATGAGCGCCGGCAGAGGGTCCTTGGTGAGAATCAGCTGCGCCATGGTCAGCCTCCTAGAACTGCTCGGGTAAGGACATCATCGCGCGCCTGCACAAGGCGGCCGTAGTAGGTGGCAGTCTTCACGATGCCTCGGGCGCGCGTGGCATTCGGCTTCGACTGGTAGGCGAACGGCTCTTCCCCGGCTTTCCTCTGCCCACCCCGGGCCTCGTCACTGTCGCCCAGGCTCGCCATCGCGTTGGCGCTGGCCGCTGCGCTCTCGCCGAAGGAGTCGATCTCATCCTGATATGACTTGCGGAGCTCATTGAACCCGTCGTAGTGGAACTCAATTCGTCCGAAGCCCATCAGCCCTCCCAGCGACGAAGGTTGAGGACTGCGGCGTCCGGGAGGAGTGCAGCACCAGTCATGACGCGCACAGGGCCGACGAGCCGGTACGACTCCCCACGCCAGTCGATGCGGGCATGCTTCGAGATCGTGGCGGCCGCGGCTGCGTCAACGTAGGCAACTTGGTCCCACGACTCACCATCGCGGTGGGAGTTGTTCTCGCCTGTGGGGCCGGCCTGAACGTCGACACCCATGATCTGGCGGGCGTTGGCCGCCGGGTACTCCCGGCGCGGGGCGCCGTGGGCATCCTCGGTCTCCGTCGGCTCGGTGACGGTGAGAATCTCGGACCCGAAAAGGGTTGACCACACGCTCACAGGATGCCCTGCCCGTCGATGCGATGCCGCTCCACGGCCTCGGACCACCGCTGTGTGGTGCCGACGGTGGACGCCGTGCCGAAGGTGATGGACCGGACGCCCTGGCTGATCTGCTGAACGCCGGGCGTGGCGAGCGTGGCGTAGATGCTCGCGGCCTGCTCCGCCACCGCATCCGCAACGTCGTCAGGAACCTCGTCGGTGCCAGCGGTGTACGTGACCTCGATGGTGCCCAGCTCGGTGCCCCAGCCGCCGTGGCGGCGCAGTGCCCCCGTGCGCGGGGAGTACGTCACGTGCTCCAGCGGGATGCCGCCAAGCTTCACAGTGAGCGCTGAGACGCCCTTGACTGGTAGAAGCAGCGTCTCCCCCGCCGGCGGGTCCAGAACCAGGGTCTTGGTCTCCTTGGTGACATTGTGGCCGACGGCGGAACGAAAACGCGCGCTCGCACGCTCGACGGCGTAGATCAGGTTCGGGTCCTGTTCTGACTTTCCGAGCGAGCGCGCGAGCGCGGCAATAGAGCAGAGGTGTGCGGCCATATGCTCAGTCTACGAGCACCCTCACCCCCTCGGCGTCGAGGATTCTGGCCAGCGACCTGGCCTGAGGGCCCGAGATGCTGAGGCCGTTGTAGTCGCCGTAGATTGTCGCGCAGTGGAGGTCCTCACCCTCGGTTCGGGGGACGGAGACGTTCAGCGTGTTGGCGATCGGGCAAGTAGCCGCGTAGCCGCATCGCATGAGCGCCTCACGGGCTCCGACGAGGAGGTCGCACACATTCTCGGTCTGCATGCGCAGCCCCTCATACGGGATGACGTCCTCGGCGTCCTGGCCAGGCCGCAGAGGGAATGGGGCCTCCCCGATGACCGTGATTCCTTGCCTGGCGACCCTGGTGGTCACCGTGGCAATCGATCCATCACTGAACATTGCGTAGCGCGTGGTCTGCATGGTGTGCCTCCTCAGGCGAACGACGGGGCTTCCGCGGTGGGGGCAACGAGTCGCTCATCCACGTGCAGCTGACCCTCCTGGGCCGGCACCGTCACAACGGGGAAAGCATCCTGAGTCGGCTCGAGGGTGCTGTCGTCCTTGCCGATGCCGAGGAGGTACATCCCGGCGAGGATGGCGGCGAGGGCGAGCGACACAATCGAGACGGCGGAGGCGATGCTGCGGACGAGGCTCATTGTTTGATCCCTTCGGTGGTTGGTGTGTTCACACACTACGTCGCCGGATGATCTGCTGTCAAGTGTGGCGCAAAGCACGAGGCCCCCGGGATCGCTATCGGGATCAACCGGGGGCCTCGGCGTCAGGCTGCGTCAGGCGATGGTGGCGACGCAGACATCCTTGCGGCGGCGGAACACGCCGATCACGCGGGACTTACCGCGCAGCAGCGACAGGCCACGGAGGGCGTAGTCGCTGTGCTGGTTGAAGACCTGAGCGACGTACTGCTCGCGCCAGTACAGCTCATACGCCTTCAGGTCACCCACAATGGCGGTGCCCTTGGCGACAGCGGTCGAGGCAATGACCTTGTGGCCCCACAGCTGCAGGTTCAGGGAGCCGAACGGGCCGGCGCCGAGGTAACGGCCGTTCTTGTCCGCGGCGAGGTCCACGGACTCCAGGTCCTCGGGGTTGAGGACGATCTGGGCGCCCTGGGCGGAGTCACCGAGCGCGGTCAGCGCCTTGCGCAGGGTGTTGAAGATGGCGTCGTTACCGGTGCCAACCTTCGCCTGGGTACGAACGCCGGGAGCGCCGATGATGCCGCGGGGGCGGTCACCAGTGGCGGTGCCGGAGACGATCTCGCCCTCGATCTTCTGCATGACCAGGGCCATGAGGACCTCGCCAACGAGGGTGACCATCACGGAGTCGTCCGCGAGCTCCTCGTCAGTGACCGGCAGAGCCTCGCCGATGGTGGTCGTGGTGGCCGTGTCGGCGCGGGTGGCGATGGTGGCCAGCGGGAAGACGCCGCCGGAAGCGCCGGTGCCGTTGTCCGCCTTGGCCTCGACCTTGATGTCGGGGCCAGGGGTGACAGCGGTCAGGGCGCGGTAGGGGATCACCGCGGCGTCGGTGGTGCCGGTGGTGATGGCCGACAGCAGCGGGCCGTACTGGGCGCGCACCTCGTCGTCAACCGGGGAGCCCAGGTGGAAGGCGGAGCCGCCGGTGGTGGCGGTGCCGCGGTGGGCCACGTCGGCCTTGCCCACCAGGTCGCGGACCACGAGGTCCACCTGGTCGGTGGCACTGGAGAAGCCGGAGGAGAAGCGGCTCTTGAACGCCTGCCACTCCGGGGACAGGACGAAGCGCTCGCCGGCGGTCTTGCCGACGACCTCAACAACATCGGAAACGGCCTTGGCGGCCTTGGGGGCGCGCTCAGCGATGGCGGCCAGCTTGTCGGAGGCAGCCTTGCGGGCGGCGGCCTGGGCGTCCATCTTGGCAACGGAGTCCACGATCTCGTCAACGCGGGCGAGGTCGGCCTCGGTCAGCTCGCTCTTGGCGCGCAGCTCGCCGGCCTCCTGAAGCAGCTCCTCACGAGTGCTCATACGGTGCATTCCTTTCGGTGGTCAGAGGCCCAGGAGGGCCAGCCGGGCACGGGCGGTCCGCTGCGCGGCGTCGTCAGTCTCAGGTGCGTCCTGAGACTTCAGCTTGGCGAGAGGATTCGCACCGCGCAGACACGGCCCGGCCTCCCACAGGTCTAGTTTAGTGAGGTGGCGGATTTCGCCGTCGTCGGACTTCTCCAAGGTGTAGTCCTCGACGACTGCCGAGTATGAGAAGTCCGTGATGGCGCCGACCTCGAGCAGCTCGGCGACAGAGCGGCCGATCTCGGTGTCGAGCGCCTTCCACTCCAGCAGCAGCCCCTCGTCGGTCTCCTCTGCCTTGGTCGAGTAGCCCACGATGTCGGAGGTGCCGTAGCCGTGGCTCCACATGATGGGCACCGTGGGGCGCTCGGCGAGCGCCTCGGTGAAGGCGCCCTTGTCGGTCACCTCTCCGTCGGAGTCCACGTTGCCGAAGACGGCGACGAGGGCCGTGAAGGTGCCGGGCTCCGACTTGTCGTCCTCGGGCTTGTCGTCCTCGGGCTTCTCGTCCTCGGGCTTCTCGTCCTCGGGCTTCTCGTCCTCGGGCTTCTCGTCCTCACGACGTCGGCCGGCCGCGGCCTTGCTTGTACCCACGGTGATACAAGCGCGGGCGTGCTTCTGAACGGTTCGCTTCATGGTCTAAGCCTACGGTTCACCACACGTAAGCGATGTCGCAGTTGCAGCCCACGATGTCGTCGGCGTCCCCACCGCCCCAGTCGTGCGGCCAGCGCATCCCGTTGGAGAACGTGTCGTCCATGTCCACCGTCTCACCGTTCATCGCGGCGTGCTCGGCCCTCGGATGGCTCGAACCGTTGTGGACCCACATCTTCTTCACGGCGCCGGAGCGGCGAGCCCCCTCCTGGGAGCCGAAGCCCGTGGCGTCCTTCGTAGAGGCGTCCGCCCACAGGCCAAGGCGGTCCTCGGAGAGGATGTCCTCGATGGTCTCCCGGGCGGTGTCCTGCGCCGCGTCATCTCCCGACACGGCGCCGAGGAGGCGCATCGCGGCCTCGACGGCGGCGTCGGCCTTGCCCTCGGCCATCTGCCGGATGTAGTTCCGAATCGCGCCGCGTCCGATTGTCTCCGTGCCAGTTCCCGAGCGGAGAATCACGCCGTTGGCGGCCTCGATGGCCTGCTCGGCGAGGAACGGCTCGATGCGGTCAGCCAGGGCTTCGACGGTGGCCTCACTCAGCCCCCCGCGCTGAAGCTCATCGACGTAGGCCCGGCGCATCTGCTCCAGAATCGAAGGTGACGGTCTTGAAGTCACAGCCTTCAAGACCATGCGGGCTTTTGGGGCCAGAGACTTCCCCTCCTCAGCGGCCCCGTCCTGCTGCCGGTGGTCGAGCTGATTCGTGTCCGAGCCGTTGAGGTTCTGCGAGCCGGAGTCCGTGGGGCTGGCCTGGCCGCCCTGGATGACGTTCAGCGGGACGATGAGCTCCTCCGTGCCCTCGAGGTAGGGCAGGTCGAGGCGCTCTCGGGCCTCGGCGCGCGTCATCACGGGGCCGCCGGTGGCGGACTGGAGCGCCTGGACGCGCTCAAGCAGCGTGCCGTCCTGGGCCTCCGTGCGGTCGAGCATGCCGTAGACGGCGGTGTCGCCCCCGGCGAGCGCGGGGACAATCTCGGCGTTCAGCGCGTCCTCGATGCGGCCGATGAGCGGGCCGAGCACACGGGTGTACAGGTCGCGGCGCAGGGCCGCGTAGCCGCCGTAATTCGCCTCGCGCATGCCGAGCAGCTCAGGCGGGACGCCGAAGTAGCCGGCGACCTCGATGTCGGTCAGGGTGCGGACGCTCGAAGCGCTGGAGAGGTCTGGCTGCACCTGCGGCGCGCTCTCCAGCTTCATGCCATCCTCCATCACCGGGATGGACCCGCCCGACGTCGAGGACTTGAAGTCAGCCATGGCCTGGAGGAAGCGCTTACGCTTCTCGTCCGACCAGCGCGGGGCGTCCTTGGGGCGAGTCACCTGAGCGGACACGCGTGGGACGTCGGTCCACATGCGGCGGCGCCACCCCTCGGCCTCGCTGAGCTCGGCCAGCAGGGCGCGCAGCGTGCGCACCGGGGCGACCGCGCCGGAGCCGTCAGGGTCCCAGCCGTGCATGAGCGCCACGGGGAGGTCGGACAGGCTGACCGTCTCCCCGCCGGCGACCGTGGCGACGTCGTTCACCCGGCCGAACACGTCCGTGCTGAGCATGAGCAGCGGCGCGGGGACGCGGACGATCTCCTCGTCAACCAGCACCGCGCAAGCCGATCCGTACAGCAGCCAGTCGAGCGCAAGACCGGTCACAAGGTCCGCAGAAGATGTGAACCGTGTGGGCCTGCGCACAAGAGTCTCAGCTGGGGAGTCGTGGAGCCGCTCCCGACCCCCGTCCTCAGCGCGGTAGACGCGCCACGGGAGCGCTGCGACCGTGCTCGCCATGAACGACACGACCTTGCGCACGCTCGGCTGGCTCTCCCACACACCACGGATACTCATCCCGGCAACGGACCCCGCCGTCGCAGAGCGGCCCCGCACGCTGCGCAGCGTGATCGGCGGATCAGCAACCGTCAGTCGGGCGAGAGCTCCGCCCTTAGCCGTCAGCGCCATTAGTCGTTCTCCTCCTCCGGCGCGATGGCGACGGCCAGCACGCTTCTCCATGGCACCCACATGGTCAATTGCTCCCCATCCAGCTCAGCCTCCAGCCGGAGCACGCGCTTAACGCGCCACAGAAGAAGACTTATCGGTCGGATTCGGACTGACAACTGCGTGTCGTCAGTCAGCGCAACGGTCATGCGGGTTGGTGTCATGGGTCAATCCTACGGTGACTCACACCAGGAAGCCAGCGCCGTGCTCCTCACTGGCGGCCTGAGCCTCCCTCTCGGCGTCGAAGATCATCGCCTGGCTCATCGCGGTCACTAATGCAGCCACCAGGTCAATTTTCTCGCCGGACTTCGCCTTGTCGGGCTTCACGTTCCCCGATGGGTCACGGGCCACAGCGAGGTTGTCGACGCACCAGTCCGCGATCGGGTTGTCGTGGCCGAGGTCCCTCATGTAGACCAGCGCCTTCATCCGCTTCAGCGGAGCGCTCATCGACGCGTACCCCTGCCGAACCTTGACCATGGGGAGCCCCTGACCGTAGAGCGACGTCGAGAGCTGTGTGGCCGACCATGGGTCGAAGCCGATCGCCTCGACCTGCATGTCGCGGTCGTCCTCCTCGATGCGTCGCTGCACGACGTCGTAGTCCAGCACGTCACCCGGCGTGAGCTCAAGCAGGCCCTGCTCCACCCACCGCGAGGCGGCTCCGAGCGTGCGCTTGTCCAGCGCCCTGAGGTTCTCCTCCGGGGTCCACGTGCGCCACACAGCCGACCACAGCGGCGTCCCCTTCGGGTCCCCCGGCTGTCGCGGGGTCAGCCAGCACAGCGCCGCGAGGTCCGAGACGCTGGCGAGGTCGAGGCCTCCCACGACGGGGCGACCCTCTAGGTCCTGGAGCGTCCTGAACGGCGTCGGAGCGCTCCGGTCCCATTTGGGCAGGTCGATGTACCTGGCCGACTGTTTCAGGCGGCGGTTGAGCCGCAGACGCTCGAATGCGGCCCTCTCCTCCGGCCCCGTCTTGGCCTCCTCGGCCGCGGCTCGCATCGACTCGCGCGTCGGGGAGACGCCGTAGCCGGGGTTCGCCCGCTTCCACGTCTCCTCGTCGAACGGGTCCGCGCCACGCGGGGCGGCGAAGATCACAACGTAGCGCCGAGACGGCTCGCCGCGGCAGTCGCTTTCTGCCCTCGATCTGCGGACGGCGTAGGGCGTCATGGTCCCGCCGGCGTCCGCCGTCGTGATGACGAAGCCGAGCGGCTGACGGCGAGCGCCGGTGCCAGTCTCGAGCGACTGGATCAGGTCGAGGTCCTTGTGGACATGCATCTCGTCGGCCAGGTAGCCGTGCGGGTTCGTCCCCTGAAGCGTGTCCCCGACGCTGGCGACGGGCTTGATGACGGCGCCGTCGGCCGCGCGGATGATCTTCGACTTCCAGGCGCGCACGCCGGCGTCAGCCATCTGCGGCGATGCACCGACCGCGAGCGCGATCGGGTCGTAAGCGAGCCGGGCCTGATCCTTCGAGCCAGCTGCAAGGAGTACCTGTGCGCCACCCTCGCCGTCGGCGAAGGCTAGGTAGACCATGATGGCGGCGCTCAGGGTGGTCTTCCCGTTCTTGCGGGGGACCTCTACCCAGGCGTCGCGGTACCACCGGACGGTCTTGCCGTCGGCGTCCTCGATCACCCACCCGAAGATCGGTGCCAGGACGTAGGCCACCTGCCACGGGGACGGCTCCAGCGGCTTGCCGGCCCACTCCCCCTGTGTGTGCCGCAGCGCCCGCAGCGCAGCGATCACCCGGTCAACGCGAACGGGGTCGAAGCGGGCACCCTGCTCCTCGCCGGGCTCGGGTGTGCGCCACAGCGGCTTCGTCCACTCGGGGACCTCGTAGCCGCGGCTCTCGCAGTACCAGCGGACCTCTGGGGACAGCCCGTGGGCGCGTGCGCGGTCTGAAGTTGTAACGGCTGGCATGGGATCAGGCTAGACGGCGAACGGGTTGCCAGCCTTCGCCTTCACAGACTCCGGAGCGTCCATCGCCGCACGGGCCACGAACGTCAGGCCCATCGTCTTGCACAGCCCCTCGATTACGCGGGCGTGAGTCGAGGCGATGGAGAACGCCGGGTTGGCGACCGGGGTGCCCTTCTCGCTGTAGAGGATCACGCCCTCTGCGCGGGCGGTGCCAACCGCGATTGTGTAGAGCTCTAGCTCTTGAACCAGGAGTGCCACCATCGTGGTGTCCGCGGCGGCCAGGAGGCCGCTCGCGTGGAGCGAGCCCGTGATCTCGTCCCACAGGGGGTGCAGGTCCTCCCTCAGCGTCGAGGGGGGCGCGAGCCGAGCGGCGTCCCGCGGCAACGCCGCCGCGGTGTGCATCGTGGCCTTCTCCGGCACCGAGTCGTCCACGAGCCGGAGCCCACGCGGAAGGCGGGCGTCGCTCACGCTCTGACCGGCTTTGCGGCTCATCGTCGGCTCCTCAAGGTGAATCGGTTGGTAAGTTTGTGTGCCCCCGATTTGTGAGCGGGGGCGGCTCGTCCGAGGGCGGTCCGACCTCGACCCATACCGCCTGGCGCTGCCCCGTGGGTTCGTGTTTCGAGGTTCGTCGTGGGTCTGCGCCCGGCGGTGAGACCAGCCTAGCACGCCTCGCGCCCGTGCGCAAGAGGGGCCGAATGCCGAGTTTTTGGCTTGAAATGACGGGCGCGCCCCCCTGGCGGCGTGTTTTGTTTTTGCGGAACGCCCCTCCGCCATTTTCAATCCCCGTTCGGCTTCGTCGCCGTTTCGGTTTCTCGACTCGCCATTGAATCAGTTCTTGATTCTTTTTGAATTGGTGTGTGCCTCGATTGTTGAGGCTTTACTCGACCCAAGTCGCGTCGCGTGGAATGCGCGGCTTGCGCTTAACGGCTTTGCCCTTCGCCTTGCGGAGCCGAGTGCTATTCGCTTTTCGATTCGCAGCTGCGATTGCTGTCTTGCGCTCGTGGTGCTCACGGCAAAGAGCCTGAACATTTCCCTCGTCGAGGAAGGCGCCCCCGTCGGCGATCTCCACGATGTGGTCCACCTCGGTGCTCGGGGCGGTGCAGCCCGGCCACTGGCAGGAGGGGTGGGCCTGGAGGGTCCGGGTACGCAGGGAGGCCCAGGGGGCTCGGTGGGAGGGGTGGGCCTGGAGCCACCGGGTGTGTGCCGAGGGGGTCCGGCTGGCGTGGGCGGGGCACCTCGATGCGCCGGAGGGGGTCAAGCGCGTGCACCCCGGCTGGGTGCATCTCGTGGGCGGCATGGTCGGCGTCATGGCTCCAGCGTACCCGGTGGGGCGCTGAGCGCGCAAGTGTGGTCCACGCCACGTGGGTCGCCCCCACGACCGTTGGCGGGAGCCGGCCCCGGTGCAGCGTGACCCCAGTCACAAGCCGCTGCCTCGCGCGCGCCCGCGTATAGTTCTCTCCCCCTTTTTCTTTACCATTCCTTTACTCTCTCTCTCTACTCTCTATAGAAAGAAGGTAGTAGTTAGTAGAAGGGGGGACTTTTTGGCGTCATTCCGCCGATTCCGGGTCTACTAGGTTCGTGCTAGGTGTGCGAAATCGCACCATCTCGGGCCCAGCGGACATGCTTCCGCCCGGTTGGGTAGATCACGACGCCGATATATCCGCTCGGTCATATGACCTGGGACACGAGGGTAACGAATCGTTACCTGACGGCGCGCAAAGTTTCACCGATTTCGCCCCATTTACCTAGTCAACCTAGTAGCGCCGCGTCGTTGCAACGTTTCCCCTTGCAAGGTCCCCCGCCATCATGGTAGCGTCCGGGTCAAGCCGCTCCGCCCCGCCTTGGCGGGTGGCGGACCCCCGACCACAACCTAGAGAGAGATAAATCGTGACCGCCATCACCATTCCTGTGTCCCTGGCCTCCCCCCTCGCGAGCGGGGACTACCGCCAGAAGGAGTGGACCCTGGACACTTTCACCGACCTCGCAGCCTCCGCCCCCGTCCTGGAGAAGGACCCTCGGTCCGTCCCCGGCGTGTTCGTGGGGACGCTGAGGGCTCCCCGCGCGAAGGCGGAGAACGTCGTCGAGCACACCGCCGTCGTGCTCGACCTGGACCAGGACGTACCGCATGACGTGCCTGAGCGGCTCCGCCGGCAGGGGTGGGACTCCGTTGTCCACACGACCGCGTCCCACACCGCCGAGCGCCCTCGGCTCCGGGTCATCATCGCCATTGATCGCCATGTTCACCCCGGCGCTTATCCGACCCTCGTGAAATGGGCGGCGGAGAAGCTCGGCGTAATTGTCGACCCATCTGCCATGGCGGGGTGCCACCGCTTTTTCCTCCCACACATCATCCCCGGTTCGAACGCCGAGCTGTTCGGGGTCGAGGTGCACCGCATTAATGGCGACCCTATCGAGGTGGATTCAGTTCTCAACTCCGCCCCGATGTTCAATCAGGCCCCCGCTGATTCCAATTCACCGAAGCACCGCACCCGCCGGGACCCGCTTCAGCTTCCCGGTGCTGCCGGTGCATTCAACCGGACCTATTCAATGGAGGAGGCCATCGAGGAGTTCCAGCTCCCCTACCGCCCCTGCGGGAATGGCTTCATCCACATCGACTCCACTCAGACTCAGCCAGGGCTCACCCCGGTCAACGATGCTCGCACGCTGTGGTTCGACCACGCCGGCACCTCGCCGACCCACGGGCAGACCATGAGCGTGTTCGACCTGGTGGCCGAGTGGCGCCATGGCCTTCAGACCGGCAGTGCCCAGGACGACCAGGACAAGCCCCCGGCCGAGCGCCGCTCCCGGGCGCTGATGGGCGTGGACGCAGCGCAGATTCCCGCCGTCGCCAAGGAGATGGCCGCCGCCACCTTCGACGCCGGCCCCCAGCCGGACGGCCCGCTGACCATCGAGGCGTGCGAGGCGGCGCTCAGCCCCCGCAACCCCAAGACGGGCAAGCGGGCGCTCACCGACGCCAAAGACCGCCAGACCCTCGTGGACATGGACCCGATGCTCTCCTCCAGGGCCATCTCCGCGATGGGGCGCCGACCGGGTTGGAGGGTCAAGCCAGATTGGGCCAGTGAGTCCGAGCTGTTCGAGCAGGAGGCCCGGCGCCTGGGCCTGTACCCCGATCAGGACGAGGACGAGGCTGCGGTGCAGCAGTACCTCGGCAAGCACTACGGCGGGGACGTGCCGTCGATCTCCACGGTGAGGGAGCTGCTCAGCCTCTCCGCCTCTCAGCCCGGTCGGGAGATCGACCCGCTGACCTCATACCTGGACCGGCTGGAATGGGACGGTGTGCCGCGCCTGTCTGGTGGCGCCGCCACGCTCCAAGAGGTGCTGCCAGGCGTGGACGCCGACGATGAGGACGAGCGCCGCTGGGCGTCGCGGGCCGTGATGCGCGCGTGCGTCGCGGCCGTGGCCCGTGCGTACCGGCCGGGGTGGCAGGTGGACTCCTCGCTGGTCCTCGTTGGCCCGCAGGGCACGCGCAAGACGTCGTGGGTGCGCTGGCTCGCCGGCCCGTGGGCGGCACCACTGCCTGACATCCTCGGCGGAGACGCGGACCTGTTCGACCCGTGTCACAAGGCATGGATTGTTGAGGCCGACGAGGGGTTCGCGGTCACTCGCAGCGGCTCCCGGTACGGGGACGCGCTGAAGCGATTCCTCACCGCCCGCTCGGACACGTGGCGGCCGAAGTACGGGCGCACGTCACGCACGATGGCCCGCCGCTTCGTGGTGTGGGGCACCACGAACCACGAGGACTTCCTTGCCAACGAGGAGGGGAACCGCCGGTACTGGCCCGTGCGGATCGTGGAGACCATCCCCACGACGTTCCTCACCCCCGAGCGCCGCGACCAGATTTGGGCGGAGGCGGTGGTGCTGTTCAAGCGCGGGGAGTCCACGTGGCTCAGCGACGAGGAAGAGCAGGTCATGCAGGCCGCGAGGGCCGAGCGGGCCACTGAGGAGGACCCTCTGGTTGGCCCGGTGTACCGGTACATCATGACGCCTCGCCCGCGGGGCTACGCCTGGATGGGCAAGGTGGAGCGGGAGACCGCGATGCTCGTCAAGGACCCGACATGGACCCCGCAGCCGGTTTCGGCCGCCACCCTCATGGTGGACCTGAAGGATGAGCTCCCCCAGCGAACGACGGTGCGCGCGGTGACTGCCACGATGCGGGCGCTCGGGTGGGAGCCGTTGGGTCAGGTCGGGGACCCGCGCGGGGGAGGCGCCCGCCTGTCCGTCTGGGCTCAGCCGGGGATGAGTCACTAGCCACAGAACTTGACGGGGCGACAGCGTCAGTCATATTGTTGGGGTGTCAGGCCGCAAAGGTCTGGCACCCCAACCTCAGTTAGGAACCCACGATGGCTAAGATCACACTTCACGTCACCCCCCGGGACGCCGCCGAGCTGGCCGCGATCACCGCGGCGCTCGCCCCGTTCGTCTCCTCCGGCGCCCCCGCTGCGGCTGAGGAGGCCCCGAAGCCGAAGCGCCGCGCCCCCAGCAAGGCCGAGCCGGCCGCGGCGCCCAAGGCCGCGGAGCCCAAGGCCGCGGAGCCCAAGAAGCCCGAGCCCAAGAAGCCCGAGCTCACCCCCGTCCCCCCTACCGAGCCCGCCCCCTCCACGGAGCAGACCTCCGGAGGGGAGCTCGGGTCCCGCGAGGCTCTGCTCGACGCCATGCGTAGCGCCCTGAAGGCCGGCAAGCGCGCCGAGGTCGCTCAGGTCCTCCAGGAGTTCGGTGCCGCGCGCGCCACCGAGCTCAAGGACGAGGATGTGGCCGCCGCTACCGCGATGGTGGTGGCCCTGTGACCGGCCCCGCAGCGCACGCGACGCTCGGCCCGTCTGCAGCCAAGCGGTGGATGACTTGCCCCGGGTCCGTCGCAGCCATCGCGGCGTGCCCCGTTGAGGACACCACGTCGGAGGCGGCGGCCGAGGGTACAGCGGCCCACGCCCTGGCCGAGATTCTCCTGAGGGAGCGCATCGAGCTGAAGGGCCAGGGCGCGCTCTTGAAGGAGTGGCACGCGGAGTACGGAGAGAAGTACGACGCCAATGAGCTGAAGGCGGGCGTCATGCCCTACGTAGACAAGGTGTCCGACGCCTGGGAGGCGCTCGGCGGCCGCAAGCACGCCCGGCTCCTGCTAGAGCAGAGGGTCTTCGTCATCGAGGGCGTCTACGGCACCGCCGACGCCGTGGTCATCTCGGACAAGGGAGTGCTGCACGTCCTCGACCTGAAGTTCGGCCGGGGCGTGCGCGTCGAGGCTGAGGACAACCCGCAGCTGCGGTGCTACGCCCTCGGAGCTCTTCAGGATGCCGAGCTGGAGCAGGACATCCACGAAGTGAGGATGACCATCGTCCAGCCCCGGCACAAGGATGGTGGGCACACATCGACGGCGGTGATGACTGCCGAGGCGCTGCACGCTTGGGGCAGGGAGCTGGCCGCGGCGGCCGAAGCCACCAAGATCGAGGGTGCGCCGCGTGTCCCCAGCGAGGGTGGGTGCCTGTTCTGCCCGGCGGCGCCGTGGTGCCCCGAGCGGGCCGCGTTCGTCGCTGAGGCTGTGGGCCTCGATGCCTCGACGGGTCTGACCGCTGACCCGGTGGACTACTCGCCGTCGGTGCTGGCCGAGGCCATGGGCAACGTCGAGGCGGTTGAGGGCTGGTGCAAGGCGGTGCGCCGCGAGGCGCTCCGTCAGGCCGGTACCGAGGAGGGCCTGCCCGGCTGGCACCTGAAGCCCGGCCGAGCCCGGCGCTCGGTCACCGAGGAGGCGGCTCAGGCGCTCGTGGACTTCGGGATGCTGAGCGAGGACGAGGCGTTCACCCGCTCACCGGCCACGCTGAGCAAGCTGGAGAAGGCCGTGGGCGGCCGCAAGGCCCTGGACGCCGCCGTGGGTGACCTGCTGAAGCTGAGCACCTCGGCCCCGACGCTGGCCAAGGACGAGTGACGCACGACACGAATGACTGAACGGCCCCAGCACTTGACGCGGTGCTGGGGCCGTTCTTATGCTCTGACACATGAGCACTACAAGAACAGCGACGCGCTTGACCGTCGCAGCATCCCTCCTCATCGCCCTCGTCTTCGCCCTCCTCCCTGTCGGCTCTGCCGCTGCAGAGAGCAGGGTGCCCCGAGTCACCGTGTCTGACCTGACTCTCCAGCGAGTGGACCGCACCGGTGCAGCCGTTGACGGCGGACTCACCCTCTGGTCCAACGCGCGCCTCGGCTTCAGCTGGTCCGGAGACCCGAAGCCCGGCGACTCCTTCACCATCGGCCTCGGCGACAGCTTCTCCGCCCTCGGCTCCGGCGAGACCAAGCCGCTCACCATGACAGTCGCCGGCCGTGATGTGGAGATCGGCACCTGCGAGCTGAGCGCCCACGATGTCACCTGCACCTTCGGAGACGCGGTGGGCAACCTCCGCGCTGAGGGCTACACCGACTTCCGCGGCACCGGCTTCGCCTTCGTGGTCGCGTCCAAGGTCCTCGCCGCAGGCCCCGCGACCATGACCGCCAACGGCGTCGTGACCCAGGTCCCAACGCCCAACGGCGAGGGCGTCGTGGGTCCGCAGGACAGTCAGTGGACCCTCGCCAAATGGGGATCCAACCCCTACGCCGGCGGGACCCGCGTTGACTGGGGCATCGACTTCGGCGCCAACGACGAGACGGCCGCCAAGCTCGGCAAGACCTTCGACGGAAGCACCCAGACCATCACCTTCACGGACACCCTCGGAGACGGCATGAGCTTCATCACCGACGAGCCTGCCGCCACGACCTGGACCCGCCGAGTGAACGGCTCCGACGAGACCCTCGGCACGGCCGCGGCCGCCGGCGAGTTCATCATCACGGTCGCCTACGGCGAGGACGGCCACTCCGCCACCTACACCGTGACTGGCCCGTTCCAGAACAACACCAACTACCAGCTGCGCTACCCCACCCGCTTCGCCGCCGAGCATGGTCAGCCTGACAAGGCCGTCGTGGGTCGGCAGTACTTCAACCACGTCGAGCTCAACGGCGGGGCCATGAAGGAGGGAGCTTGCGTGGTGGTGCAGCAGGGCTTCGGCGTGGACGCCGGCGCGAACCTGACCCCTAAGCCCGAGCCCACCCCGACCCCCTCGGTCGAGCCCAAGCTCGCCCACACCGGAATCGCGGCCGGTGGCGCCCTGATCGCGGCCGGAGCCCTGATCGGAGCAGGACTCCTCATCCGCAACCGACGCGACCACTGACCCAATAGGAACTGAATCGGCTCCTCGCTTGACAAGGCGGGGAGCCGATTCTATGCTTGGGCACATGAGTAACCCAACATTTGAGATGGTTCAGCGGGCGTCGTCCGCTGAGCTGAGCAACATCCCCTACGGCCACATGCGTGCGGCGAAGAGGGCCCGGGTGCTGACGTCCTTGCTCCGCCTCGTCCTCGACCAGGGCGCGGGGCCGGCGAGCGCCGAGCGCGTCGCATCGGTCTGCGGGGCGACCCTCGTGCTGTGCCGCGAGATCGACCGCAGCCTCGGATACCCCATCGGCTCCCAGGGCGAGCCGGCCCACGTCGCCTACGAGTGCTGCGCGGCCGACGAGACGACCAGCGCCGATGAGCTGCTGCTGTGCCTCAGCGACTTCGCCCACCGCACCGACGGCCTGCCTGACGGTGATGACGTGCTGAACCTCGGCATGGTCGCATGCCTCGTGCGGAGGGGGCTACCGCTGTGACAGCGGCCCTCACACCGGAGCAGGAGTCCTCCCGGGAATGGCTCGTCAGCCACCCGAGGGGCCTCCTCATCGCGGGCATGGGCACCGGAAAGACGTGGACGACGCTGCGGGCGCTCGCGGACCTGCCCGCTGACTCCTTCCCGGCTCTCGTACTGGCACCACCTACGGTCAGTGAGTCCACATGGTCTGACGAGGCCGAGCGCCGCAGCATCCCGCTCGTCGTAGAGGCCGCCCCGCGCACACCGGCATCGAAGCGCCGCGCCGCCCTGGCCGACACGCTGGCCGACGTCGTGGTGCTCTCCAGCGCCTCGATCCGAGATGCCGTGCTCAGCGACACGGTGTGGCGCACGGTGGTGGTCGATGAGGCCAGCCAGTACATGACACCCGCGGCCAGCCGAGGCGAGTCCCAGCGAGCCCGAGCGCTGCGCGAGCTGGCCTCGGCGGCCGACCGTCTGTGGTTGCTGACTGGCACGCCAGGCCACGACCCCATCGGGGTGTGGTCGCTGGTGCGGATGCTCGACGGTGGGGAGCGCCTCGGCAAGACGGTCACCCGTGCCCGCGACGAGTACCTCACCGAGGGGCGGATGCTCCCCACAGGCGCCCGAGTCGGCCGCGAGCCCCGCCCCGGGGCGATGCAGCGGCTCATCCGCAAGGCGTCCGACGTGATGCGGTACGCCGAGGCCGGCGGGGAGCTCGTACTTCCCGAGGTGGGGTACCGAGCTCTCACCCCAGTCATGGGGCGCGAGGCGGTGCGAATGAGCAGGGAGCTGCTCGCCGACGGCGTGACGCACCTGCCCGACGGGCGCGAGGTCTACACGTCGGGGCCGGGTGCCGTGGCGAACCTGATGCACCAGCTCACCACTGGGGCGATCTGGTACCGGCCGCCGCTCGACCCCGATGCTGAGCCCGAGCTGGTTCAGGTGGACCGCATCCGGCCAGCACTCGACTACGCCGCATCCTCCGTGCGCGCTCGCCGCAGGGTGACGGGCCGCGGGGTCTTGGTGATGACGTGGTTCCGGCACGAGGAACCGTACTTGCGAGCCCAGCTGCGGGAGATGCGCATCGGCTCGGCCAAGCGCGCCGAGGACCGCGCGGCGTTCAACGCCGGCAACCTTGACGTGCTTATCGCCCACCCGGCGTCAGCGGGTCACGGGCTCAACCTCCAGTTCGGTGGCGAGTCGCTGGTGTGGTCCTGCTTGCCGTGGTCGCTGGAGCTGTGGGAGCAGGCTAACGCCCGACTCGCCCGGCCAGGCCAGACGGCGGAGTGTGTGTCCTGCCAGTTCAACGTGCCGGTGTACGACCACGGAGAGCCCTCTATCGCGTCGGCGATCTGGGACGCGCTGGGCCGCAAGGCGGACATCCAGCGGACGGTGTTCACCACGCTCGGCCTGAGTGATGAGGAACACGGGGGTGTCAACTTGACCGATTCGGATGACGACACATATATTTGAGCCATGGACGACGACATCCGCAAGGAGGTGGACAACCTCCGCAACCTGATCGAGAAGCAGGAGGCGAGCCTTTCCCGCTTCACCACCGAGCGCCGCCGGGCGCTCAACCGGCTCCACAAGCTGGGTCTCCCGTGGCCCATGATCGCCCGAGAGGTCGGAGTCACCACGCAGACAGCAATGCGCTGGGCGGGCAAGTTCGCCCGATGGCGCCCCAACACCAACCTAACCCGAGAGGAAAACGCATGAGCGTCAACGTCACCACCGGCCCCGCAACCCTGTCCTGGCCCCACCTGGCCGAGCTGGAGGCCCGCAATGGCAACAGCAAGCCCAAGGTTTCCACTGCCGTCATGGTCCCCAAGAGCGACACCGCCACCATCGAGGCGCTGAAGGCCGCCGTCCGCGAGGCCGCCGCCGAGAAGTGGGGCACCAAGGTCCCGAAGAGCCTGCGAACCCCGCTGAAGGACGGCGACAATAGCGACTACGAGGAACAGGCCGGCCACATCACCTTCAACGCCTCCTCGATCCGCCGAGTCCCGATTGTGGGCGCCGACCTCCTGCCTTTCTCTGACGAGAAGATCGCCGAGGAGGTCTACGGCGGCCAGAAGGCCCGCGTCGCGGTTCGTGCCTTCGCCTACGAGGTGGACGGGTCCAAGGGCGTCTCCTTCGGGCTCCAGATGGTCCAGATTCTCGGTGGCGGGGAGCGCTTCGGCGGGGGTGCCACCTCGGCCGAAAGCCTGTTCGGACCTGCTCAGCCGTCGGCCAGCCAGCCGGGCGCTGACGAGGATCCGCTCGCGGGTCTGATGTGAGACCTGAGACTCCCGTCGAGCGGGCGCTGGTCGCAGCGGTCAGCGCCCGCGGAGGCCTAGCGATCAAGCTGGCACCCACGATGCGGGGGCTGCCCGATCGGCTGATCCTCCTTCCGAACGGGGAGATGAGGCTGGTCGAGCTCAAGGCCCCTGGCGAGACGCCGAGGGAGTCGCAGCGCATGGTCCACCGGCACCTCGAGGCCATGGGCCACCCAGTCACCACAATCGACACGACAGAGGGAGCGAGACGGTGGGCAGAGACGCACGTGACTCGGTGAACCACCCCAGCCACTACGCCGAGGGATGGTCCAACGGCGCCGAGGTCATCGACATCACGGAGAACCTGAACTTCAACCGCGGGAACGCGGTCAAGTACATCGCCCGAGCAGGGCGCAAGGACGCGATGAAGACCATCGAGGACCTGAAGAAAGCGAGGTGGTACATCGACAGGGAGCTGAAGAGACTAGGGGATGAGTGAGTGACGAAGCCCCCGGGCCGCAGAACTTGCGGACACCGGGGGCTTCGTCATATTCTGTATCCATGCCAACCCTATACCTTGACACCGAGACCTACTCTGACATCGACATCTCGGCCGGCGCGCACCGCTACGCCGAGAGCCCTGAAGCCTGCATCACCCTCGCAATGTGGGCGCTCGACGACGAGCCCGTGAAGATCACCGAGGGGCCCACCACCGAGGGCCACGACCCCGAGCTGTGGAGGGAGTTCATCACCCTCATCCGAAACCCCAGGATCACCAAGGTCGCGCACAACGCCGCGTTCGACCGCATCCAGGTCAGCGCGTACACCCACGGGCGCGCCACTGGTAATTACCTCGACCCCGCCGAGTGGATCGACACCATGCACTGGGCGTACCTCCTCGGCCTGCCCGGCTCGCTGAAGGGGCTCGCCAAGGCGCTGAAGTGCGACGACAAGGACACAGCCGGGACGCTCCTTATCAACCGCTTCGCCAAGCCGCAGCCGGCCACCAAGACGTTCCGCGGCGGCCGCCGTATGCCGAGCGACGACCCCGAGCGCTGGGCTGAGTTCCGCGCCTACGGCATCCAGGACGTCGAGGTCCTCCGTCAGGTGCACCAAGCATTGGAGCGCGAGTGGCAGGCGATCGACCTGTCCCCCTCGGCGTTGGAGCGCGCCGTCGAGCTCACCGCCGAGAAGATCACGGACGCTGGCCTCCCCCTCGATGTCGAGCTGCTGCACGCCCTTCAGCGCTGCGAGGACGACAACGTGAGCCGACAGGCGGAGGAGTTGAAGAGCATCACCGGCCTCGCCAACCCGAACAGCACCGCCCAGCTGCACACGTGGTTCGCGTCGAAGGGGGTCAACCTCCCCGATCTACGCCGAGAGACCGTCGAGCCCCTGGCCGCGGACGAGTCGCTACCGGCCGAGGTGCGTCGCGTCGCTGAGTTGCGAGTGGCGTCCGCCCGCGTCGCGGGGAAGAAGCTCGCGGCGGCCGAGCTGCGACGGGGCGCCGGCAACCGAGCGCGTGGGACTCTCCGCTACCTCGGCGCCCACACCGGCCGCTGGAGCGGGAGCGGCTTCCAGCCGCAGAACCTCCCCCGGGAGCATCTGCCCGAGGGAGAGACGGTTGACGACGTGCTCGACAAGTGCCTGCTCGGCGAGCCAGTAACCCCGGTCGAGGTCGCGGCGTGCGTTCGCTCGGTCATCACTGGCCCCCTGATCGTCTGCGACTACACCTCCATCGAGGCCATCGTGCTTGCCTGGCTCGCCGGCGAGCAATGGGTGCTCGACGCCTACGAGGCCAAGCGTGACCTCTACGTCGAGACGGCATCGCGCATGAGCTCCGCCGTCGGCCACGAGATGACTCGCCAGGAGGGTAAGACCGCCCTGCTCGGCTGCGGCTACGGCGCGGGTCCGAACGGTCTGCGCGCGTTCGCCGGTGACGGCCCGAGCGATGAGGCGCTTCAGGCTCAGGTGGATGCATGGCGCCGAGCGAACCCCCACATCACGGCGCTGTGGGACCAGCTCGGCCGGGAGTTCCGCACCGGCGGCGAGCGCATCGTCGCCGGGCAAGACTCCTTCGGCCGAGCCTTCCGAAGGATGCTGCTGCCCAGCGGCCGGACCCTGATTTACCGCGGCATCCGCGCGACACAGGACCGATGGGGCCGCCCGTCCGTGGCGTTCTGGGACGCGCGCCGCGGCATCGCCGTCGAGACGTTCGGCGGTCGCCTGACGGAGAACCTCGTGCAGGCCGTGGCCCGCGACTGCCTGGCATCTGCAATGGTGCGGCTCGATCGCGCGGGGTTCGAGATCGTGGCCCACGTCCACGATGAGGTGCTCATAAAGGGGCCTGCTGAGTGGTGGGACTACGCGGCCGGAAAGCCGTCCTCCGCCGGCATCGAGGCGTTCCACAAGGTTCGGGACATCATGAGCTCCGACCTGCCGTGGGCGCCGGGCCTGCACCTGCGAGCCGCCGGCGGCGTCGTGGACCGATACAGGAAGCTAACGGACGCAGATGAGCTTGACTAGTCGCGGAGCATCTGTGTACTATTTACTCAACCCGACGCACCCAAGGAGGAAATGAAATGACTGAGCACACCCCCGAGATATTTGGGCCAGACGAGCTTTACATGGTGGAGGAAGCCCTGCGTGATACGCGGGGGCTAGAGGAACTGTATTCCAATATGGCCGAGGGGCGCCTCGATGTATTTCGACGTGTTCAGGTGGCCGGCGGCTGCGTTGACGTGGGGGTAGCCCTCGAACGGGACGGCAGGATGCGAATGACAGTAGGGGGCCCGAAGGAGATGACCAAGGTCGTGCGCACACTCCAGGTGGTGGAGTTGGACCACGCCATCAGACAGGCCCAAAGCCACCTGCTCGACTATCTTGGCGGGGGAGTATCGGAGTGAAGCGCCAACTCAGCCCGAGCGCCGTCGAGCAGGACGAGCGAGCCACCGCAGAAATCTGCGACCACTTGGAGGACCTCGCATGCCACCGAGGCCAGTACTACCAGCGGGACATGAAGCGGATCGCGGACCCGCTCGGCGCCAAGGCAGGGAACCTGTCCGAGCGCCTGGCCCGCCGACCCGAGTGGACCATCGGGGAGGTTCTCGCCCTGGCCGACGCGGGACTCCTGCCCGGGGCCCTGCGAGCTCGCATCGCCGAAGCGATGGGGGGCTCCGCCGAGGACTGCGGAGCTGAAGCGATCAGCCGCGAGGTGTCCCTCGACTACAACCGGGCGCGTAACGCCATCATCGTCCTCGACCGGGGGCGGGAGATCGGGGTATCCCGGTTCCACACCCGGCTGTCTGACGCAACCACCAAGCTTGTCCGGGGCATCTGCAAGATTGCCGGCAAGCGAGACTAACCTCAGAAGACATGAAGCACATCACCGTTTTTCACCAGCCCAATTGCCAGCCCTGCCGACTCACTATGAAGATGCTCGACAAGCTAGGCCTTGCCTACGATGAGCGCTCTCTAACCGACGGAAGCCCCGAGGTCGAGCGAGTCCTCAACAACGCGCGGGCTCTCGGCATGACATCCGCACCCATCGTCGAGGTCCGTAACGCGTCTGGCACTCTTGTCCGCACGCTGAGCGGCTACCGCCCGGCGGAGCTTCGGGAGATCGCGGGGGTCGCCCGTTGACCCCGCTTGATGAGGCGATCATCGCCAACGACCTGCTGCCCCGCGAGCAACAGCGGACCAACCAGGAGATCGCGGATGAGTTCAGCACCTCTGAGGCGTCGGTGCGCCGGCACCGGGCCAAGCTGAAGCGCCGCGGCGCCCCTGACCAGGGGCACGACGCGTTCTTCAACGACGTCCCCGTGGGCGCCATCGTGCAGCGCGGGAAGACGATCCGCCTACCCGACGGTTCCTACGAGAAGATCACGTGGAAGCCGGGCGCCGTCGAGATGGCCGAGGCCAAGTCGTTGTCCTACGACGACCTGGAGCCCGTCTTCCGGGAGCCTCTCCTGCCGAAGCCGGCCCCGATCGTAAAGGGCGACGAGGACACTCTCGTGGTTTGCCTCGCCGACTTTCAGATCGGCAAGCGGCAGTCGGGTGGCGGCACAGAGGATACGGTTCGGCTCGTGCGCCGCGCAATCGCGGACATCGCGGACGACATCCGCTTCCGCGACCCATACAAGCGCATCATCCTCGCCGACGTGGGCGACAGCACGGAGGGGTTCTGGAACGTCGCCAGCCAGGCGCAGACCAACGACCTAAGCCTGACCGACCAGATCAGGACCGTGCAGCGCCTCTACGCTGAAGCCCTCCGGGCCCTCGCCCCTCTATGCTCCTCTCTCTACTACGTAGCAGTCCCGTCCAACCACTGCGCCGTCCGCACCGGGCCCGGCAAGAACAGTCGCGCCAACGCCCCCGATGACGACTTCGGGATCATGATCTCCAAGAACATCGAGGACATCATCGCCGGACGCCCAGGCTACGAGCACGTCACCTTCCACCGTCCTGAGAAATGGGAGGAGGCCGTAACCGTGGACTCCGCCGACGGCACCCGCATCGGCTTCACGCACGGCCACCTGGCGGGCTCGCAGTCGAAGGTACCTACGTGGTTCAGAGACCTCGCATTCGGGCGCAGGAGTGGTCTCTACGATGCAAGAATCCTCGTCCACGGGCACTGGCACAACTTCGCCGTGAGTCAGGCTGGGGACGCCCGCTGGATCATCTCCTGCCCGTCAGCTGACCGCGGGAGCGACTGGTGGACGAACATCTCCGGCGACTCGACCCGGCCGGCTATCCTCACCTTCGAGGCCCAAGGCGGCAATGCATTCGCGTGGGAGCTCTACTCTTGAGGAAGCAAGGCGAACCACAGGAAGGGGGTGACATGCGCTGGTACTGGGATGCCACCGTCGGCAAGGCACTGAGCGGCTGGCGATGGCGGCTGAGTCACCTCTGGTGACAAGCATCACGTAAGCACGGCGGCCACAGAACTTGTGTGGCCGCCGTGCTCGTGCATATATTTGAGCCATGGCAAACGACACGCTCCAGATCATGCAGTCGATGGACATGGCCCTCAGGTACGAAGGCCATCTGGTCCGCGAGGGCGGGCACGTGGTCGGTATCAAGCCGAACCAGCTCAGCCGCTCCGTGTTCTACGCCGAGGTGCTGGACAACGACTCCGTTGCCTTCAGCATCCGCACCGACGGCGAGATCGTCGCCCACGGCGTCATCCCCGATCTCACCTACGACGGGTACGACTACTTCGCCAGCCTCCTCATCGACATCGACTCAGGCATGTTCAACCAGAGAAAGGACACCAAGCTGTGAACACCAACGACCTCGACCGCGACGTCATGAACCAGGACGCCGACTTCATCCTCGGCACCAGCCTCGCCGGCTGGATCGCGGGCCTCGCGCTCTGCGTCTCCATCCTCCTGCTGGCCGCCGCCCCCACCGCGATCACTCAGGTGTTCGCCCTCGGGACCCTGATCTCCACCCTCATCCTGAGCGCCTGGCTCGCCCGCCGGCTCAAGAACAACCGCTGACCCAACCCCGAAAGGCACAGACCAATGATCCTCCTCGCCCTCATCTTCCTCGCCATCACCGCTTTCGTCATCGCCGCCGTCGCTGGTGTCATCCTCAACATCGTCCGGGCGCTGCGCGGCAAGCCCCGCCCCCTGCCCAAGCGCGCCTACTGGGACCCCAGCCACCCCCGCTACCGTGAGGCCCACACCGTCTACCTCTCCGCTGAGCCCCTGGCCCGTGACTGACACCCCGGGAAGCCGAAGACCCGCTGCACCATCACGGTGCAGCGGGTCTTCGTCTCAAAGATGCTTCTCGATTTCGTCCGGGGGCTCGGGCGGGGTGTCATCCGTTCGAGCTCGAGCCCACCGGAGTAGTCGGCCGGCGTAGTCGATGGCTATCCACTTCACCGCGTGCGCCTCCCGCTCCGACTCCACAGCCTCGTCGCGCCGGGACTCCGCGACGGCGACCGACTTCTCCAGCGCCTCAACCCGGTCGGCGAGGTGCTGCACGGTAATGTCGAGAATCTGTACCTTGCTCGCTTCTCGCTGAGTCCTGCGAGTCAGGGACGCGCCCCCCATCGCGGCCGCGGCGGCCACAATCGCGGTGAGCAGGGGAACCACGTGTGGCGTGATTTCAATCAGGTCCATATCGTCCTCACCAGATGATCTCTCCACTCTTGTGGGGGCCCGCACCCTCCACCCCCAGGTCCAGGGTGTACCACGGCGCCTCGCCGTCCCCGAAGTCCTGCCACTTGCAGGTCCCGCCCGCGGCGCCCTCGATCTCAATGATTCGAGCGCCCTTCACGAGCACCGACACCGACGCGCCAGGCTCACCGGTCACGTGGGCGATGAACCGGTCCTCCCCACGCTCCAGCCTGGCGCTAGACGCGCCCCGGTCGGAGGACGAGAACACGCACCACGGCGCGCGCCGAGACGCGATCGCGGGCACGTAATCCGGCAAGACCCAGGATGCCTCCCCCTTCGAGTCGAGCTCGACGACGTTCCAGTACTCGATGCCATCGAAGGGGGACTCGGTCGCCATGTGCTGAAGCATGGCGCCACCCCGCTCTTCAGACATCTTGGGGACGTGCATGGAGAACCTCTTGGTCTTCCCCGTGGTGAAGAATCCGTCCCCGTTGATGCAGGCGTAGTTGCCATTGGCTTTCGACCACATGTACGTACCAGCGTTGCTCCCCGAGGCGAACCCCAGGTTGCGGCCGCCCCCGACGCTGGAGATGCGCCAGTGGTCCCAGCCGGCGAGCACGCCGTTGTCCGTGGTGTACCGGTCGCCGGCGAAGAAGAACGCCTCGTTTCGCTTGCCCTGGGCCACGATCCGGGTGTTGTTGAGCGCGTTCTGCAAGGAGATGCCATTCTGACCGATGTACATCTCCAAGGTGCGGCCGTTCACCTGGAAATCGATGTAGCCACCGTTGATGCGGAATGCCGCCGCGTTCCCGCCCCACCCGATCTCCCGGTTCCCGACAGTGAGGTGCCCCGACACATCGAAGGAGGAAGACGGCGCAGCAACTACGGTCTGAAGCTCGCCGGCGGAATTCTGCTTGAGCATGATCCCACCGGGGTAGCGCAGCGGGGAGACCGACCTGTTCAGGACCAGCCCCATGCCGTACCGAGTAGCTTCTCCTGGTGGTGAGCCAATGTCCGTCAAGCGGGTAAAGGACCACTCGTCCTTCGCCATGATGCGGCCGGTGATGTCGACGTTCCCGGTCCGCGCGTCGATGCGGAACACATCTGCGGTCTCATCTTTGCCAACCAGGCGAAGACCGTTCGAGTCCAGGACCACCCGGCCGGCGCCCGACCCCGCGGTCTGCACTGTGGCACCCGTGATGATCTGACCGTCGAGCGCCCCGACGGCGAGCATGTTCGCCGTGATTTTGTCGAAGGTGCCTTCCTTGGCCGTGATGATCTGCGACCACAGCTTCTTCGCCACCGCCTCGTCGAAGTTGGCGTTGCTGGCGATGATCTGGTTGGCCTCGATCTTCAGGAAGCGCCCCACGCCAGCCGCGATGGTCTGCGCTGCCGGGTCCTGTAGGGCGCCGGAGTCAATGATGCGGTTCGTCCCGACGGGCAGTTTCCCCGCGGCCTGAAGCGTGGCGATGGCTAGCTTGGCCGCAGAGGAGAGGGCCGGGTCACCCTCGACCTCGGCCCACACGCTCCCCTTAGGGGATGTCTGCAGCTTCCCCATTAGGACTCAGCGCCGCCTTCAGCCTGCTCGCGCTCCAGCTCGGCGACACGTGACTCCGCGAGCACGGCCCGCGTGGTCATGGCCGAGAGCTCGGCGGAGAGGCGGTTGATGATGTCGGCGGCGTCAATCTTGGGCTGGGTATCCATGACCCCATCGTAGCGAATCGCCCCCACCGCTAAGCGATGAGGGCGATTCGCATCCCAACCCGACCCCCGAGAGGGGCACGAGATCATCCTACCAAGGACTCACTCGGTCTCGACGTGGTGGCGGGCAAACAGTGCAACGGCGACCGGAGCGAGCTGCTCCAGGGCGCGCATGACTGCATCCGCGTTCTCCGCCGTGATGACGCCATAGGCGACCGCCAGGGAGAAGACAGCTGCGATGACGCCGTAGGCGGCCTTGCGCTGTTCCGCGGTGAAGGTGAACTTACCAGATGAGTGCTTTCCAGGCATGATTCCTCCATTCGGCCTTGTGGGCCAGGGACCAGTCTAGCCGGTGAAGACCTCAACGCTGCAGGCGACCTCCTTGCGGCCGTCCCACACCGTGATGGTGGCTGGGACCTCCTTGCGGCCGTACCACACCGTGACAGCGGGGCCCGCAGGCGCCGGGGTCTCGTAGACGCTGACCGCCTTGATCGTGATATCGCCACCGACCGCGGCGAGCGACGGAAGCCAGTTCGGCTGATCCGTGTCAGACAGGAGGAAGTCGATACGGCGCGTGACGAGGCGGCCCACCGAGAGCGGGAAGTCGTCAATCACCGTCTGCCTGATCTTCGACTTGCTGGCGTTGAAGTGGTTGTGCCGGATCGAGAGAGTCGCCGCAGCGGTGGTGGTGTACGTAAGCTCGACACTCCACCGCTTCGACCCAACCGGGACGGCGCTGTTGTCATAAGGCGTCGAGGTGGCGCCCGCGGGGAGCATGATGCCGTCTGCCACGATGCGGCTAGACGACTGCCACCAGCTCCCGAATGCGGGAAGAACGGAGTCAGCCATTAGCCCGCCTTCCGAACCAGGACGGTGTTAGCCGGTATGCCGGGCGGGACAGGCTGAGTCTTCTCCAGCACCATCAGGTTGCTCGGGCCGG